GACAGAATTAAAAAAAGACCAGTGTGAAATTATTAAATGGTATAATAAGCAAAAAAATAAACACGTAATTTTAGTCAATGGAGTTCCTTTGTATAACGGCATTATACCGCGAAAAGATGGAATGTATCCATTTGCAAAAGGAATTCACGAACCGTTCAATGTAAAATTTTTCTGGGGAATGAGTTTAGTGCAAAAAATAATGGGAGATCAAGACCTAATAAATACAATTTGGAATATGATGATTGATAAAACTTATGGTTCATTATTGCCTTTTGGATTATCTTCTGACTTAGACGACTTAGTAGAAGACACTATATTAGAGCCTAATAAAATTCGCAAGGTAGGTGATGTAAATAATTGGAAATTTGAAACATTACCAGGAATTTCAGCAGGAGAACAGAATATGCTTCAAACTGCTGTAAATTTTATGGATAAGAATTCAGGAGTAGAAGGTGGAGGATCTGCTCAAACTCCAAAAGGTGGAATGGTTACAATGCGACAAGCAATGTTACAACAGCAAGATGCTATGAGTAAAATGGGATTTTCTGTTGATTATTTAGAAAACTTCGAAAGAGATAGAACGGAATTAAGATTAAATACATTACTTCAATTTTATTCTATTCCTAAAATTGAGAGTATAACTGATGAAACAGGAAAAGAAATAGAAAAACTTTTATATAGAGAAATTGTTTTGCCTGAAACAAAACTAGAAAGTGGTAACACTGGAACAAAGGTAATTAAACTTATTGATAATGAAACAACAAAAGATAAAAATAAAATGAAAAAACTTCAAGATGATATGTTTATTGATGAGATACGTATGAGTGATGAAGAAATGCCGCAAATGGATGGAACATACGAAGGAGTCAAAAGTGTTCAAAAATACTTAAATAATCTTGGAACGAATATAATGGCAATCAATGTTGATTCTTTTTATGATTACAATATGAGAATTCAAGTTGTTAAAAATTCTACTCATCAAAAAAATCAAATGTTAGATAGAGCTGAGAAAATGGAATATGCACAGTTTAGATTAAATTCGGCACAAATTGCTCCAGTAAATGCTCAAGAGTTGATGAAATGGGTAGATGAGAGCTACGATATAGATTCCGATAGATTTATGGTTAAAGAACAATCTAATAATTTAGATCCAAATGCAATGGCTAAAGCAGGAATACCGGGACAAAGTCCTGCACAACCTGGTCCTGCACAATCAGCAAATAGTGCAATGCCTTCAACTGGTGATATGATGACACAATAATATGGACAAAGATATAAACAAGTTAATTGAAGAAATTTTCAAAATAGATCCAATAGATTTATCGACTCAAACAGGATTAAGTGAGGAAATGAAACAAGGATTAGCATTTGCTTACTCTAATCAAGGATTTAGAAAATATCTAGAATTAGCGGTAAATAATTTTATTGTAAGCTCAGCTATTAGAGCCACCGATTGGGATGGGGTGCAATATAGAAGAGGAGCAATTATTGCATTGAAACAACTTTTGAGTTTATCGAAAGAAAGTTATATGTCAATAAACAAAAAAATGGCAAATAAATTATAAAATTGTACTTTTTTAAAAAATTGGTATATAATATAAGTATAAATTTAGTAAACATTTTTGAGATTTTAATTTGACTTAATAATGAACTAAAAAATTATGAAAATTACAAAAAAAGTTGGAAAGGTAATTAAAAAGGCAGTAAAAAAAGTTATGCCTGTAAAAAAAACTACTAAAAAAGTTGCACCGATGATGAAGAAAGGTAAGAAATAGTTTTTGAGAGATTAGAATATTTCTAATCTCAACTAAAGTTAATTCTAAATAATAATTTCCCTTCGGATTTGGGTTAAAATTCGTTAAATTTATGGATAACTTAGAAGATGTTTTAGGCGGAGAAACTGAGATAGAAACTCAGAAAGAATCGTTAGAAGTTGAAACTTCAGAAGACAAAAAACAAGACGAATTAGTTCAAAAAAAGCAAGAGCAATTGGAAAATCTTAATAGAGCTATACAAGAAGCTAATGAGCAATTACGAAATGCTCGAACAACTAGGAAAACAACGTTAGAAGATATTCCTAGAATAGATTTTGAAGATCCATCTGCACAAGCTTGGGATAAACACATTAAAGAAAGTGTAGATCCTTTACAAAAAGAAGTAGAAAAAGAAAAGGAAGAGATTTTTGATTTATCGCTTAGGAAATTCCTAAATGATAATCCATACATTGCTTCAAAACCAGAAAAATTAAAAGAGTTGGTAGAAGTTTATCAACGAAATAATACATCTTCTGGTAGAGTTGCTGAAATGGTATATAATAATCTTCAAAAATCAGCAGCATTCTTATTCCACGACGAACTAATTAGTCAAGTTAGAGAAAATAGAATCAAAGGAGCTAAAGCTGATGCTTTATTTTCAGATCCTTCAATTTCTCGAGGTTCTACTGCATATTCAAGGGAACGCGAATCATCACCTGCAATTGGACTAACCGATGAAGAGAAACAAATAATTCTTAGAATGGGTTATAAGTCAATTGAAGAGTGGGCAGCAGACAAGAAAAAATATCAATAATTATTAAATAAAATACAATGGCACAAACATTATACGGAGCAACATTGTTCAAATCACCATCAAATGATGTTAATTTCAATTCTTCTATTATCGGAAAGAATTCTGAAGTTATTACATCAGGAGATATTTTGACAATTGATGCTTCTGACGGACTAAAAGTAGGAGGTGCAACAGATACTGTTATTGGAGTAGCTGTAAAAACAACTACAATGACTTCTAGTAATGAAACAGTTGCAAAAGTAACTCCATCACATATTGCAATCGATAAAGATTATGAATTTTTGATGGGAACAAATGCTGATATGTCTGCGCTAACAAGTGTTGGAGCATATTATAAACTGGCTGGAACGACTGGAGCACAACAAGTTGACGTAAATTCAGGAGCACAAACGACAACTAATAGAGTTGTAATGTGCACAAAAGTAGATCCAAATAATCTAGGCGGAACTGGTTCAGGTTCAGGTTTAAGACAAGGAATCTTTAAATTCGTTAAAGTATTCAACGTAAAATCTAATACATAAATATTAACAAATAAATTATGGCTAATATACAAACACTGTTTGACCTAGCTGACCCACGTATTAAGAAAATTTGGGACGAAAAAGATACACAACTCTCAAAAAGACTTGAATATGGAGAAATTGGTTTGACAGATTACACCGCAGAAATTCTTGACACACAAATGGAGAATTTCACTGGACTTGGTGTAGCACAATTAACAGGTGAAAAAGAAGCTTATAATAGAGAAGACATTAATCCTGCTTATAAAGTTACGATGACACCTAAGAAGTTTACAAAAGCAATTGATATTACTGAAGAAATGCTTCGTTTTAATCAATGGCCTAAAATCAACAATCTTACTAGCGGAGTAGCTAATTCAATCAATGCAAGAGTAAATATTGATGCTGCAAAGGTTCTTTATTTAGGATTTGGAACAACATTTTTGACTGGTGGAGATTCGTTAGCTTTGTTTTCTGCTTCTCATCCAATGGGAGATGGAACAACTCAAAGTAATTTAATCACCGTTGGTGGTTCAACTACACCTTCTCTTTCTTATGATTCTTTAAAAGCTGCTTGTCAGCAATTAGATAGAATGTATGATGACAAAGGTATTCAACTTTTGCCAGCACAAAGACTTAGATTAGTAGTTGCTAGAGAAAATAAAGAACGAGCTGAAGAAGTTTTGCGTTCAATTGGAAATCCAGATAACGCTAATAGAATCAATAACGTATTCACAAATGGTGGTGGAGGTATTGATTATAAAGTAGCAAATTGGATTCCATCCGGTTATTCAAAATATTGGTTCGTTATGGATATGGAACGTGCTTCTCAAATGGCATTTATGGTATGGGGTTGGAGAGCTAAGTTTGATGATGATAAAGTTATCAACAATGGCACAAAGGTATACACTGGTTCGGTTATGTTTGTTCCTGGATTTTCTTCCTTTCAATGGGTAGTTGGTTCAGCTGCAACCTCTTAATTATTAAGATTTAATTTATGGCTACAAATTTTCCTGGTGGAATTACTTCGATGGGTATTCCTGTGCTAGGTAACGGTATTCCAACAACTTTCGGTAAAGTGATTTTTGTTGATGCTGATAATGGTTCAGATGGGAATGACGGTGCATCTATTTCTAGCGCTGTCAAAACAATCGCTCAAGCTTATTCGATGACTACTACAAATAAAGATGATGTTATTGTATTGAGCACAAATGGAGCTCACGCATTAACTTCAATGTTAAATGTTACAAAAAGCAGAGTTCATTTTGTTGGTGATATGTTTGGACGAAGATATGGACAAAGAGCTAAAATGACTATGGCAACTACTACTGCCGTAACAGATGTCCACATGGTAAAAAATATTGGCGTAGGAAATACTTTCACTGGTATTAAATTCGTTAATAACAACGCTCTTACAGAAAATACTTCTGCTTTTGGAGAAGGTGGAGAATATACTTGTTTCGTGAATTGTGAATTTTATGATTCTACTAAACTTACTTCCGATACACACGCTGAAGTTTTGTTGAACGGAGATTCTACTCAATTTTATAACTGCACATTTGGTTCATTAGCCGATGCTGTTTCTGGAAGCAAAGTTCGTCCAGCAATTATTACTACTGCTGGTGGAGTAGCTAGTGGAAATGGAGTTTCAAGAGATTTATTTTTTGAAAACTGTAGATTTTGGAAGCAAGCTGGTGGAACAGCGACTGCTATGGTTGTATTTCCTACTAGTGATAGTCTTGAAAGACTTTGTGAATTTCACAATTGTCAATTTATTTCTGCTATTCTAGGAAGCACACCTGCTGTCGCTATCGCTTGCACAGAAACGATGGCAAAAGGACAAGTTCTTTTGACAGGAGACACAAGTTGTGTTCATTGTACTAAACTGGCTACGGCTACCGGTGTTATTAGTTGTTTGAATGCAAAAGTTGCAGCAACTCAAATCGGTATTCAAATTGCTGGTTAGTAATTTAATAGATTTTTAGAGAGCGGGACAAATCCTGCTCTCAATAAAGTTAATTTTTAAATTTATGATATGGAATTAAACTTAGACAATTTAGAATCATTACAAGCATACGCATATAGATTGATTGTAAATATAGAAAATATTCAAATAGAACTAAGAAAAGTGAACGAACTAATAAATAATAGATCTGAAGTTGTTGTTGAAAAAACACCAACAAAAGAAAAATAATATGGGATTACCTTTCACAGACAATTTAGTAGCCTTGAATGCTGTAACAGCCGATGTTGCTAACACAGCAGCAACACCATTTGATGTAAGTAAAAGACAAAAAATGTCTATTCAATTTACTTGCGCAGGACACTCATCCGGAAATGGAGTATTTGGCGTAGAAGTTTCAAATGATGGAGTAAATTGGGTAGTATATAATAGATTGATTGCTAACGTTGCAGGAGATAATACTAAAACAGATGCTAAAAGTGCTGCTCCAACATTAAGCACTAATACTTCATCTATTTATTTTTTTCCAGAAGGAGATTATTTCAAAATGATTAGAGTATTTATTGATGTTACTACCGATGGTGCTTATAGTGCAATTATAGAGTGTGCAGGATAATTATTAAATTTATATTATGAGTTCAAATTTTCCAAGTAGAGATGAATTATCAGCAATGAGTATTGATAGATTAAAATCTCAAATACCTCAAGACATAGAAGATGAAAAAGCAATGCAAGAAATTATTGATTCTAAGTCTAATAATAAATTATTTGCTGAAAGAGTTTTCAAAGGAGATATTCCAGATATTAAAACTCCAGAACAAGAATTAGAATGGCAAAATATAGTTAATGAAAGAGAGCTTAAAATAAAAAAAAGAGTATTAGGAGAAGAGAAAGTGTTAGAACAAGACATTGAAAAAATGGAAAAAGAAAAAATTGAATTAGAAACAGAATTAGAATCAATACCTGGAACGTTAGAAGTGACACCAGATGAAAAAAAAATAGAAGTTATAGATAATATCAAGTGTGAATTATGTGGTGCTAAAACTAAACGTCATAAAAAAGATTGTCCTACATTAAAATAAATTAAATGGCTTATAAAATTAGACCAAAAATCTTAATAGATTGCGGAAGACAAAATGCTCCAATTAAAATTCCGATTGCAGATTTGTTGTTAAATACAGATTCATCTTTTTTGACCAATGATTTTGACATAAATGTCGGAGCAATAACTGTTCAAAATATAATTGGATTTGCAATAGACCAAATTATATTCATCGGTTCTCCAGGAAATGAAAATGCTGAAATTATAAAAACACATGGATCTACTGCACCAACTGGAAATATTGTAACATTAGCATCTACTACGAATCAACCACATACAAATTCCGATAGCGTGTATGTAATACCATTCGACCAAGTAGAAATTTCTAAAGCTGCAACAATTACGGGAACAAAAACAGTTTTAAATACGTTAACATTAGATGTTGATACAGAGACAAGATATAATGACACTACAACGACGACAGGATATTATTTTGCAAGATTTAAAAATTCTATTACTGATGATTTTTCAAATTATTCAGATGGCGTTCCATTATCTGGTTATCCTATAAATTCTGCTAGAGCGATTATAGATTCAGCAAAAGATGAGATAAATAAAGAGCAAAGTGAAATATTTACTGATGAGTATGGATTCAAAAAGATTAACGAAGCTCAAATGGAGGTTTTAAGAGAATTGAAAAGATGGAGTTGGATGCAAGTATTTGGAGCAACTTCTGAAGCTTTTGTTGGTAGTTGGAGAATTGCATTACCTGACGATATTGATGACTCTAATACAAATAAGTCAATTTATAATTTTTCTATTGGAAACGATCAGAATATGATTTGGGTTGACAAAGAAGAATTTGATAAAATAACATATGACGTTAGATATTCACAATTGGTCAATCAATTAAGTGTTGGAGATGCTATTGTTACGTTAGCTGATAGTTCAGATTTTAATGATAGTGGAACAATTCAAAT